CCATCGGTGATTTATTACTGCATAACTATAATGAGGCAAAAGTAAACAATACGGTAAATGGCAATATTCCTTTTATTCAAAAAGGTGATCAAAACAATAAACAAAAATTTAAAATTAATAATCAAGAATGGTTTTCAGGAACAAGAAATCCTACAACTCAAGCAACATTTGGTGTAAGTAATCCTATTCCTAATGCTACTTATTTTAGATTGCCTTATGAGTTGCTTCGTATATCACCAGAATTAGATGATGACACAGTTCCGCCTGCAAGAAATACACTTGCTAAAAGAAGAAAAAATTTAGGCAAATGGCCTGCAAGAGCAGGGTTTATAAAAATTGAAAATACTGGATCTGCTAATGCAGCTCAAGTTAGGCTAGGCAATGATGATATACCTAAAGATGCAAAAATTTATTATCAAGTAATAGGTGGCCCGAACAACCCTAAAGGGGGAAGAGCTTATCAGCTTGATTGGAAAGAGAAAAGAGGAAATGATCCTGGCTATATGGAACATGGAGTAGAAGATGTTAATGCAATAAGCCAAACGATG